GGTAGTTCAGGATCATCAGGTACCTCGGGTTCTTCAGGTACTTCAGGTACAAATGGTACATCAGGAACTTCAGGACAAGATGGTAATCTTTATAAATCAACCTCCTCAACTAACTTAACTATAGGTACAGGTAGTAAGACCTTTACTACAGGAACCGGTCTAGCTTTTGTAGTAGGAATGCATGCTATTATTATAGATGCTTCTAATGCTGATAATTATATGACTGGTAATGTCACAGCATATAATTCCGCTAGTGGAGTTATAACAGTTAATGTGGTTGTAATTGGAGGATCAGGAACTAAAAGTAGCTGGAACGTAAACTTAACAGGAGAATATGGTACTAATGGTACTTCGGGTACATCTGGTACTTCAGGACAATTTCCACCAACTGGTTCTACAGAAATATCAGGTTCCTTAAATATTACTGGTAGTAATGCTCCCGCTTTTAGAATTAGTGGTAGTAGTACTTTTACAGGTTCAGTTAATATTAGTGGCAGTGTTTCAGCTTCTAATGTTTATTCTATTGATGATGCTTATTTAGGAACTGGAACTGGTAATGATGAGGTAAAATTAGTTCATGCTGGAGATACTGATACTTATTTACTATTTGATACAAACCATGTAAATTTAGTTGCAGGTGATAAGTCAGTCATTAAATATGATCAGACACTATCAGATAAAAAAATAATGATTAATAACACCAATGCTGACCTTGACACGCAAATAATGGCGGATGATGGTAATGTAATTATTCATGTTGATGCTGGGGATAATAGAGTAGGAATAAATAAAACAACCCCAAATAATGCTTTAGACGTAAAAGGAGGTACAAGTATAACAGGTTCAGCATCAATTTCAGGATCATTATCTGTTTCAAATAAAATAGCTACTTCTTTAAATGTAACAAGTAGTAATATTTTTATCCCAGCACTTAGTGTTAGTGGTAGTACAAATATAACAGGTAGTTTATTTGTAAGTGGTACAGCAAGTGGATCATTTATAGGTGATGGTTCCGGATTAACGGGTATAGGAGCCTTCCCATTTACGGGATCTGGAACATTATCTGGATCACTTATAGTAACAGGTAGTGGAACTAGTGCCCTTAGAGTTAGTGGTAGTTCAACACTAACAGGATCACTTAATGTTAGTGGTAGTACATCTTTAACAGGTAGTTTATCAGTTAGTGGTAGTACAACATTATCAGGAAGTGTTTTAATTGCTACTT